TACGACTTACGTCGATTTGCAGCTTTTGATCCCGGTTTCACTTTACCAGTCACGGCTGTTTTTAATTTACTTCCAGGGTTTGCTCTTCTGTAAGCAGCGACACCCTTCTTAGTCATACCTGCTCCAGATTTAGTCTTTCTATAATTACCACCTTTACCGGTAGTTTTTCTTATAGGTTTTTCGGCCATTACTTTTTACTAATTGCTTTTTTTAGCAACTTAGCTTGACCAGCATGTGTTTTTGATGCTTTTTTCAAACCTTTAATAACTTTTTTTACTTTACGTTTTTTAGAGTTATTCATTACTTTTTCTTCTTAGGTTTTTTCTTAGCCGTCTTAGCCGCTCTTTTAAAATTAGCAGCAGTTGGTGCTCCTTTAGTTCCAGGTTTTCTCATCTTCTCACCTGAACCAGCAGCGATTCTCTTTTTTTTCGCGTGAATATTCGCGTACAAACCACGTTTAGCCATTATTTTTTTCCCTTCTTCATTTTTTTCTTTTTAGGAATTATTCCTTTTGCCATTAAGATATCTTTTTTAGTAATTTTACCATCACCTGAGTGATCTGGAAATTTACTTTTTTTCTTCATCTTTTTTTTCATGCTTCTCCTTTATTGTGCATTTGCGTACGCTACACACATATGACATTTTGCTTTAAAATATCTGTGTATAGGACACGGGTCTACATGAACCGGTACATCCGGCTCAGGTACTTTTGTAAAAAATTCTACATGCTCATCAACTTCATCACACTGACATGCTTTGATGTTAAATAGTTTGCAAATAAAATTTTTAATTTTTTTAAACATTATCTTAGTATTTTACTTCTACCTCTGATAGCTGCTCCACCTTTTTTCTTTTTAGCAGATCCACCTTTTTTAAGCATTACAGCTTCTACATCTGTACTTCTTGAAGATGGTTTATTTCTATCTCTTTTTTTAGCTGCATTTTCTCTATATTTTTTAAAAGATTTAACTTCTTCTTTACCAGAATTAACTAATCTATCAAAAGCAGCATGTTTTCCTTTTACAGGATGTTGTTTATCTTTTTCGTATTTATCTTTTTGTGCTTTTTTAGCGTCTTTATATTCTTTAGATTTAGTAAAGTTTTCAAAATCTCCAGGAAATTTTCCAGCCATAATACTACCTGTTTATCTTCCCACTTTTTTTAGCTTTAGAACCAAACTTACCATATGAATCATCAGCAGAAGCTCTAAGTTGTTTCTTAGTTCTTTTCTTTTTAATTCTCATAGCAATAGATTCGTCTTTTCTATCTTTGTAACCCTGCTTTTTCTTTTTAGCAGAACCACCTTTTTTCATACCAGATGCTCCAGTTGGAAATCTGACGTTTGATCTTACTCCGTTTTGTCTCATTTTTTTCCTCCGTTTCTAAAAATTTGAGTACCCTTTATACCATATATGCTCGCGACGACAAGGATCCACAAATTTGTGAACCATGACGGGAGCTGTGAGAACATGTCAAAAAACAATTTTACTTTGTCCATAGCTGTTGGATCGTCCGATACAACTGCCCAAGCGAGCACCAACACAGGCAAACTTAAAATTATCAAAACTGCCTCGTCCTTCCAGTCCGACTGCCTAGCCTCTAAAAGTTTTCCCTGGTAAGCTTCCTGACCTTCGGCCATTTTTGTAGCGTGCATTAACTGCGCGTCTGACATAGCCATTTTAGTTCGCTGCTTGTTAGCGTAAATTTTACTACCAGCAGAAACGGCTAACTTAATTGCCGATAACCACATGTTAGTACCAAGTAGCCTTTACAGGTTTCTTTTCTTTTCTAATAGCCTTCGTTCCTTTAACATCTACACTATCACCTTGAGCAACATAGTTTCTTCCTCTAATACTTGTCTGAGATCTTGGATCTAGGTGCAAGTTTTGAGGAGATTCTTCTACAGGTACTCCGCCTTTAGCATATCCGTCTTTGTTAACGAATTGTTTAAAAGTATCTTTTGTCATATTTTTCTCCTAATTGTTAGTATACTATCTTTGTGGACCTTTCAAGGTCTTTACATCTGCAGCCTTCATAAGGTCTGATGTTAGTTTAACTTCTGCAGACATCTCTGATTTTTCAATAGCTGTATCAGCTCTTAATTTAGCTAATTCTTCATTTTGTTGTAGTTTCTTATTGTCTAATTGTTGACCTTGCATAAACTTACTTCTATCAAGATTTAATCTTGCTTCATCTTCTTTAGTTTTACGCTCTGTTTCCATAGCTTTAAGATCAACTTCTCTTTCTTTTAATTTAAGTAATGGATCATGATCAAACTGAGTAGTAATTGCTTTTTCTTCTTTCATAAAGTCTTCAGTCATTTCAGCAATTAAGATAGCTTTTCTAGCTTCTATTTTTTGAGTTATCTGTTGCAACTGTTGTTGCATTTGAGGATTCATTGTAGCCTGTTGTTGTAACTGAGGTAACATTTGAAACTCTTGTTGAAACTCTAATTGTACTTGTTCTTGTGCCATCAACGATATGTGCTCCATAATATTTTTTTCTAACGCTGCAGTAATGCTAGGATTGTTTCTGACAAAATTACTTGCCATAAAATTTAAGTGAGCTGTAACGTGTGCTCTATGATCTTGTCCCGGAAACGCTTGAAAAGGTTTCATACCCATTGCATCAATGTGTTCTAACGCCGGATCTTTTGGTTGGTTCTGTGGAGGTGGTGGTAAAATTTTATCAATATTTTTTATACCTACTGCAGTGTACATATCTCTATATGCTTCATACATATTGTGCATTTGAGGATTTGATTGAGCTAATTGTAATTGTGTTTGAGCCATAGATATTCTTTGACTCATAGAAAATATATTAGGATCAGCTACAGGTAAAACATCTACTCTGTCATCAAAATCTGTTTGTTTAATATTTCTTGCAGCACCAGGAACATCGTAAGGATATTCAGGTGGTAAGTATGTTTTAAAAACACCTGCTAATAATTTAAATTCTTGTTTTAGACCTACATAAAGTCTTTTATGGATTGCTGACATTACTCTTGAACCACGTTCTAAAAGAGCCACGGTCGTACCAACAGCGGCCTGTTGATTCCCGTCCCCAACCTGCATGTCAGCAATGGACGCGAATCTTTGTCCTGCTTGAACTACAATTCCCATTAACTGCAATAGTGTAGCTGATGGTTCTTTGTAAGGTAAGAATACGAAAGCATCTTTTAGATTACCACCTGGAGTGTCAACATCTTTAAATTCTCCTGGTTGTATATTTGCGGCATCATCTTTTACTCTGACACCTCTTTGCTTAAATCCTGCTGGTAGGTTTGATAATGTCCCTGCATCTAATAACTGACGGAGAGCCGCAGTTGCAGTACGACTCAATCCGCCAATCATATGAATTAATCCTAAGCCATAAAATCCTAGTCCTGGCAGAAACTTGAAGTGGACAAAATATTGGATTTTATTTTTCTTTGGATCATTGGGCGCAAAGTTTCGTCTAATAGACAAAACCTTCCTACTGCCTTCTTCGATTGTAACGACGTAAGGCAATTTTATTCCCGTTGGCTCTCCGTCGGGGCCAAGGTCTTCAAATCCTTCTAAGTCTAGATTAACGTGGCATTCTAGAATTGTGTATAAAGGATCTATTCTTTGGGATTTTGTAAGTCCTTCGACTTCTCTTTCTTTTTCTTCTAACTCGTTTGTTACTGTACCAGTTGGTTTAGTTAACTCGATGTCAGAATAAAAACCTGCAGCCATTTGCTTACGCAGATCGTTTTCCGACATCTTGATAACATGGATGACTGATTCCGCATCGTCTAATGAGGTAGCCGTGTATGGAACAACAAGATCATCCGCTGGGATGAACTTAGAAACTGCTCTTCCCAATAAATCGTCATAATAAACTTTTTTAAATGTAGAACCTGACAGTGGTAAATAAAATAACATTTGATCAAACTCAGGTTCGTATTCTTGCATTTGATCCATGATTTGATAGTTCATAAAATTTTTAACTCTTTGAGCTTGCATCTCTTTCATAGGATTAGATGCACCCATAACCATAGTTCTAACAGGTCCATCTGCTGGTAATAATTCTTTGTAAGCTAACGCTTGAAACTGTGTAACAGCTTCAGCTAAAACAGGGTGTGTTGCACCGCTTGCTCCTTGAAAAGGTTCTGTTCTATTGTCGTATTTAAATCCTAATAAACTTAAACCTTCAATGTAAGATCGTTCCCATTCTTTACGAGACATTTTGTATTCCATGTAGTCGTTTTGTAATTGACTACCCATGTCACTTGTGTCTTCTTCTGGAAGTAATTCGTTTAAGTTTGCAAAGTGGTCGCCACCTTCTTCAGGCATTGGCATTGCATTAGGGTCAAAATCAATTGTAGCCCCTTCGTCGTCTTCTGTAATTTCTACTGGTCCCTTACCTAACTCATCTGCAATATCAACCTCTTCCATCTGTTCTTTTAGAACTTCGTCTTCAGGTCGTTCGTTAGGGAGAGTCTTGTCTATATCTGCCATATATTTTCTCCTAGACTTTCTTAACTTGTTTTTGTGGTAATTTCAACCCCTGTGATAGCGGTCCTTTTTTAGGTGGCACTGCCCACCATTTAAATGCAGGGTTCTTAGCTGCAAGTGTTGGGTTTTTCTTTTTTTGTGGTTTATTTTTTATACTCATATTTACTCCTTAATCCTGTTATACCGCCTTCGGCTAATGTACCTCTGTTATTAGGGTATAACACAGGTCTTTCTTGAGATCCAAACCTATCTAAAGGTTTATAGTTTGTTTTGTACCCTGGTCCAGTTCTTTCAACAGGTTGTGCTATGTTAAATCCAAGAATTGCTTCTAATGGTAGTCCCATATTAACTAATTCTTCTATGGAAGCATCTTTAAACATTTGTTTTCTATCTTGATTAAGTTTTAGATCTTGAGAAGTAACTTTTAAATCACTACCCATATCTTTAAATTTTTTATTAGCGCCTGCAGTTATTAAATCTATTTCACTCGGCATTCTTGGACCCATTGGAAATTGTGATGCATTTAAAAAATCTGTTTCAGCCCTACTGCCAGTTAATGGAAGTCTCATAGATATATTTTTATTTAACTGTTCTTGAGATTTCATATCTTGCATTGCCTGTGCTGCACTTAGTCTAGGATTTTCACTTTGTGAATCTGCTAATCTTTTTTCAGCAAGTTTAGATTTTGCCATACTTGCATCATAAGCATTTTCTAATGCCTGTTGCGTATAGAAATCTCTACTCTCTTGTCCTATTTGAGCTGTATTTTTTAATTTATCTTTTTTTTCTTTAATTTGATTTTTTGTCATGTTTATCTGGTTAGTTAAATCACCTACATAACCAAAATCTCCACTCTCTGTCATTGCCTCTAAATTTTTTAATTTTTCTTCTAGTTTGTTAATTTCATCCGATTGATTTGTACGATCAAAAGATTGAGCAGCAATATTTTTTACGTCTTTTCCTAGAGTTCTTTCTATTTTCATCAAATCTGCTTTTTGCATAAAATCTCCAAAAAAAGAATCTGGTGTAAGATAATCTGTTGCTCTTAAAATTGCTTCAGAAGGAGTATCTCCCATAGTGACTCTTGCTGCTGATTCTAAACCAACAATTACTGCTTCAGGTAGAATAAGTCCTGACATTGCAGCACTACCTGCTTTTAATAACATAGGTCCAAGTTTAGCTAAATTTTTTAATGAAGCGTTTGATGCACCTTTCATACCGCTGTTGATTAATTTCTGACCTTTGTCAAAACAATCTCCACCTTCTGAAAAACCTGTTCTCCCACCTTCAGCAAATGCTTGTTTGCCTTTAAAATTTGGACAACCAACTAAAGCAATTAATTCTCTAGCTCTTTTATTATCGGGATCAGTAAATTCTTGAATTGTTAATGACCCTTCAGGCACCTTGATACTATAACCACTGGCTTTTGCATCTTTAACTAATCGTTGATATAAGTTTTCATCAGTTCCTAGTTTTATATTTTTTAATCTTTTAACTTCGTCAGCTGACATGTTGTTTATGTCTGCAGGTCTTTCTAATCTTGCAAGTTTAATTCCATATTCTGCTTCTAAATTAGCAGCTCTTGTATTTATTAGTTCCATTTGTTTTTTTAAAACTGAATTATATCTAGGAGTGCCTTTTGCAGCTTCAACTGCTGCTCTTGCTTTAGATAAACCTCCTTGAAAACTAGCTAAAGTTTCTGTGTTTAACTTTCCTTCCATAATATTAATAAACTGAGATACGGCCATACTTTTACTTTTTCCCGATCCAGTAACACCAGCAAACTCATCTATGTTAAATCCAATAGGACTTTTTTTAGAGTAAACTTTAATTCCATTTTTTTTTAAAATATTTTTAGCTTTATTTTTTAAATTATAAAATGTATTTTTTTCGTTTCCTAATCCTTCATCTATAAGATCTAAAGACATACTATATATTTGATTTCTACGAGGATTTCCAAATCCAGATTTTGATATAAGTTCAAACATACTATTAGAAGTTTTTTTATTTATTCTAATATCTGGACCATTTTTAAATTTATGACCACCGTATATTCTAGCTAACAGAGATTCTGCATAACCAATTTGATTTCCTGTTAAATTAAGTTTTTGCATCATGATGTTAAGGTCAGGAAGTTCTCCAGATCTATAAATAGAACCATATAAGCTGTCTATTTTTTTTACAGTATCTAATGTGCTTTTATTTAAACTATTTGCTGCTTGGGTTTCGTTCAATAAATTTTCTTTTATAAATTTTATTTGAGCATCAGTTGGTTTTTTATAGTATTTTTGTTGACCACCTGAAAACTCGTTTACAAATAATTTATCGTCAACATATTGTCCAAACTGAGATTTTTCAGCTCCAGATCTTACACCAGAAATTTTTTGCTTATCAAAAGCTCCATAGTCTTCCCCTAATTTTTCTTTTAAAAAATCACCTAGTTCTTTCCTACTTAAAAGATTTTTAGTTTGATTATATTGATCAAGTCTTTTATCAAAATCTCTTAACCAATTACCTCTGTCAAAAATTCCATAGTCTTCCCATTTACCTACCTTGTCGGCCATAGTAGCGTCCCACAATTTTTGTTGTTCTTTTGTTAGAGGTCTAACATCACCTTTCTTTTTAAAACCTGGAATACCTTCACCAGTTATTATTCCTAATCTAATTTTAGATCTGCTAAAACGACTTGAATTATTATATTCTTTTAAAGTTTTTTTATCAGACCATGTTTCACCTAAAGCTTTACTTTTATTTTTACCCCAATTTAAAACATTCTTTTTTTCTGTTTTATCTAATACTTTTTTTCCTCTTCCAAATTCCATCCGTCCACCATCAGCTGCAGGGTTACGTTGACTAAACTCAAATATAGCTTGTGGTGTTTTTATTTCAGGTTGAGGTATTTCTGAACCATACTTCACGGTCCCTGGACCAAACTTCTTATTCATCGCTTCTTTAATTTTATCAGACTCAGCACTAGCCATTAACATTGCTTTTCTTTCTTCGTTAAACTCTGCTTCTAGCGTGTTCCAAGTCTCAAGGGCCTCGGATTGTGGAGCTTGGTCCTGTTTCATCCAGGCTTTCGCCATCATGTATTTATCAGTTCTCATAATTAATCATAATATTCCGGAGCATTTTCCATTGCAAATTCCTCAGGATTTTCATTCATTTTTTTTAATGTTTGTTTGTTTTTAATAGAATTAGAAATATCTTTAATTAATATTTTCTGTCCACCTAGTTCTGCTAGTTCACTAGTATCTGAATATAAGTTATCAAGATTAGAAGATGAGTTTTCTCCCATCTCTGCTATTTGATGAGAACCTGAAAAATTTCCACTACTACTGTCTAATTGCGGAATAGATTCAACTGCTTCAAACTCATCTGCAGGTTTAACACCTTTAGTTCCTTCATCAGCTTGACCTACTACATACCTCATGTCAACGCCTTCACCCATTGCAGTGTTATCACCCATGTAGTTTACATCAATATTACCTGTTCTATCAATTGTAACATCAACTTTACCAGTTGGTGTGTCTAATGACTTAACAGTTTGACCATCCATAGTTGCAGCTTTTTTAGTAATGTCTACACCATCTGCTAAAACTTTATTAACCATACCTTCAAACCATGCAGGTGCACCAGATCCTTCTGCTGCTGTAAATAATTTAGGAGCAGCTTTAGTTGTAGATTTACCTAATAATTTTAAAGCACCTGTTTTAAATGCAGCTACAGCCGCACCTGTTCCAGCTAATACTTTTAAAAATCCTCTACGCGCTAGATTAACTCCACCGCCGCCGACGTAACCTTGTCTTAGGCCTGCTATGCCGCCTTGTGCCATTAATTTTGGACCTATAAAATCACCAATCGTTAGATTATCTTTTGTTGCTTCAATTAATTCATTAAAGTCATTTCCTGAATATATGTTATTTTTTTGATATGCTTTGTCTTTGTAGTACATAGTATTTTCTAATTTCTCTCGTTCTAATGCTTCTTTTTCATCCCTGGACAAAAACGCGTTGTCAAAATTCATATTACCAATATTGTTAGTTTTATTATTACCTAAAGGAAATGAAAAATTAATGCCAGCAAATTTATTTTTGTCGCTATCTATGTTTGCATCAAAAGAAACAATTCCCCTATTATCTAAAGATTTATTTTTTGTAAATATATTATCAATGTATTTTTTGTAATTTACTCCTAATGTATTAACGTGTGATCCATCATACCTATTTAAATTACTAAGACTTGCTTCTAAATTTCGTGTAATTGGAACACCTAAACTTGTTTCCAAATAATTAGAACCATCGTCTTTGTAATATTCAGAAGAAATATAAGGTGATTGTCCGTCTTTAAGCATATAAAAAGGCACTTCTGCTGTTCCTTCTGCTTTAAAATAATTATCGTCTGTGCCACTAACGTTTTTTGCTGTTAAAGTATTTCCATCTTTAATTAAACTAAAATCTGTAGTTAATGAATTATCTGTTGTATCTTTTGTTAAATCTAAATCTATTTGTCCATCTTCAATTGCTTTATTAATTTTTATACGTGATTGAATTTCACTGTCTTGATCTTTTGTAATGCTAGGTGTAATAGATGTTTTACCATCTTTAAAATCAAATTTATATTTTCCTACAATAGTTTGACTTTCATTATCATAAGTAATTCCTAAATTATTATTGGAAAGAGAAAACGCTAATTCTTCATCACCAGCCATATTACTCAAAGCTTCTATTTCTAGTTTAGTTTCTTTTGGAAGATCCATATTAACAATAGCTTTATAAATAGTTTCTTTATCAATTGGAACAATACCCACTTGATCAGCAGCATCCATTTTTAAACCACTCATAGTAGTTTCATAACCAATTTTTAATTGATCATTAAATGCAGATATTACTTTTTCTTTTGTTTCTTGATCTAAATTATCAACAGCGTAAGTAAGTTTAGCAATAGCTTTATCTAAAATTTTGTTTCTTTGACTTCTAGCTGCACTTGGACTCATTTGTCTACCGAGTACACCTAAACCCGTCTCATCTTCACCTCTAGCTTTTTTTAATCCTTTAAGAGATTCTAGGTCAGATAAATCTACTTTACCTTTTGTAGCATAACCAATACGACCACCATTAGCTTTCATTTCAAAAGACTCAAGACCTTCAAAACTTTTAGGAGATGTTGTTTGTGTTTCTAAAAACGCATTAATTTTATCTTTGTTGTTTCTTATAATTTCAATAACAGTTTCTCTTTCAACACCTTGTTTTCTTAACATGTTGCCTTTTTTAATCATTTCATTATATAAAAATTCATTACTATCTTTACCTGTGCCGTACATACCTTGTAACAAAGTCATTGAATCTTTTTCAAACATATCTGGTGTGTATGGTTTTTTAG